AATATATTAAATTGTTAATTTTTAAACGGTATTTATTGTTATTCCTGATTGGTTTGATAAAAGTTTTGTTTTTACCTGTCTAGTAATGGTATCAATATTTTCTAAAATATCAGGTGCCAAGTTGCTAGGTATTATAAATCCGTATGATGTTGAACCATTATCTTTATTAAAAGTTAAATTAATATTAGTTTCATCAGGTACTTTAGATAACAATAATAATTGACTTACTGTATTACTATTATAAGAACCTGTAGCTAAGTTACTAACCAAATTAGGTGTTACTTTAATATTATATTGACCATTTGAATCTGTAAATATACTGCTAATATCAAGTTCTTGTAACTGACTGCCGTTATTATAATAAACAAGAAGTACATCTCCAACCTTAGGTGAGAATGTGTTGTTTACATTTCCATAATTGTCATATAATCCAAATGAACTTGTTAAAGGTAAATACTGGTAATCAGCAAAGCTAGATAAACTTTTATTTAAAATAAGAGTATCAATACCGTTAGAACCAGTAATGAAACTACCTGTAGCAAATGGGTTTATACCTGTTGTTGTAGCAGAAAGTGTATTTCTTAAACCATCATATGGTGTACCAGTACCTGTACGAGCTAACGAAGCGGTAAAGTTATTTGTTGTTAAACCTGATTGAATTAATTTAAAATATACTTGATCACCAGGAACAAAGTCTCTATAAGAACTAGTAACATTAAATACTAATGTCGTTGCTAAATTACCTACTGATGAAGTAAATGACAAAGCTTGAGAAGCTAAAGTAATATTATTAAGAGTAGATCCTGAAGCTACAATGCTAAATTGATAAGATGATGATTGACTAGCAGTAGCAAATTGAAGGTTAACAGCAAAATTAGCTGAGAATCCCATATTTGCATTTTGTGGAACACTATATGTAGGAAAGTTATTTACATAATTAGCACTACCCGAACCTAATCTTATATTATAATAATAACTGTTACCATTTGCAAAATTAGCATCTGAAGTATCAAATATACCATAAACACCTCCTGTAGATAAAGTTACAGGGTAATATAAAGGGGTACTACCACTAATATAGTAACCACCATTATTGAAGTGCATTAAAATACCAGTACCTTTACCAACATATTGAAAATATAGTTTTGGATCAGATCCGCTATAATATAAAATAGGATAGTATGAATAACCACTATCAAAAATAGTTTTTATACCATCTGTATTCTTTTGATCACTATATTGTTGATTATCAAATAGAGATACAACAGCTGTTTTTCCTAATTTAAAAGTATTTTGAACTTCAATCCAACTACTATCAAATTTAGTTGTTTCAGTTTGGTTTAATTCAGTTAAACTACCACTATCATCAACAAGATACTTTAATGCTGTTTGGTTTCTAAGTGGTAAGAATGAACTACTTACTATTTGTGTAAATAAACCAAATTTTCTAACATAATGATCAATAGCGGCTGTTTTACCATATGATGTATCACCACTATAGTTTGTAGAAGAAGTAGTGTAAGTATTATAAGTAGCACTAGATACTTTTACTCCATTATGGCGAGGTAATCTATAAGAATCTAATGATATATAAGAGTCTTGTAAGGAAGCCGTATATAAAATATTAGTTGAACCTAAACCTATATATCCCGTACTGCCAGATACTTCTAATTTTCTTCTTCTTAATGAAGGTCTACTACCAGAAACATTATTTAATAGTATGTTAAAGTTAGAATGATAAAAATCTTGAGTATCTAATTGTTGTACTGGTGTTTTTCCTTGATTATATACATTAAGATCTTTAGTATATGGGTTTGATGCTCTAGGAGTAAAGTAATCATTATATATGTGTAATATACTACCACTAATAGCTCCTGTAAAATATGCTGCTTTACTACCTGATAAAGCATTATAATAATTGTTATATGGAGAAGATATTTTTGATCCACTTACTTCACCTTTACCAACACTTACATTGCTAGTATTATTAGTACGAGCATAAGATATTTTATTTCTCTCCAAAACAGGAGAAGCAATAGTAACACCTGTTGAAAGACTAGTTCTACCAGGAACATAATCTTCTAACATCTTAAATAATGAATTATCAAAGAATTGAATTAAACGAATAAATCCATTGTAGTCCATATATGAGCCTGTAAATCCAGCATATGAACCTGTTCCTCCAAAATAAATATTTTTCTGGATATTTAAGTCTTTATAAGAACCACTATATAATCTTCTAGGATCACCTATATAATCATCTATAACCCAACTAGGATTGTTAGATGAAATTGATTGTGATATATAAGTGTTTATTTGTGTTTGAGGAGAAAATGATATATCTACAATATGTTCATCTTGTGTTCTATCTTTATAAGATTCAGAAGTGTATTGTTGAATACTAATTAAAGAAGATAATACACTACCTGTAGTAATATTATTTACGATTCTAACCTTATCGTTATTATATCCTTTTAATAATTCAGGAGTAGTCGCACCACCAAATTCTTTTATATTTAATATACTACTTGTAAGAGAATTTCCTGTAGCATTATAAAAAGTAGATCCTGAAACAGTATAGTAATCTTTATTTTGTATACCAAATGTGGTTAGCAATGTTTGTAAACCAGCAACTGTACCTTTACGTTGTAATAATAATGGTAAGTTATGGTAAATACGTTTATAAGATTCAGCTAAGATATCTTTTTTAGGAACATTGTTTAAGTAACTACTTGTAGCAGAAAAATCAACTAATGAACCACTATAGTAAACACTACCTGTGTTTGCACCTATTAAATAATTAGCTATATCATTGTTACCAAAACTATTAAAAATACTTATTCCTAAAGATTGTAATAAATTGTAAACAACATCTTTAGAAACACCTACATTTAGGTTATTGTTTGATAAATTTCTATCAGTAACAGATTTAATGTATATCCAAATATTATCAAAATACTGACCCATCATGTTTAGGAAAGTAATATAATTTGAATTTGCAGGATCGTCTACTACGTAACCTGGTACTGAGTATTTAAAGTAATTTACATTATTTGAATCATAATCATCAGCATTTGTGCTTGATGCTTTATACCAAGTAATAGCTTGGGATGATGTTGTTGAAAATGCTACATAAGGTAAAGTAGATGTAGATTTTGGATAAGGTGTAACACCATATTGAAGAGATGATGTTAAAGAACCAGAATTAAAATATAAATAATTTTCAAATCCATCAAAATTAGTAATAATATCGTTAATACTAGATGAATATGAATTTATTTCTGATTGTAAACTACTTGTAGTTGATACATTAGGTAAATAATTACCTATAAGAATTTTATAGCTTTCAATTTGTTGCATTTTGCTATAAAAATTCTGTACACGTGATAATGCAGATCCAAAAGTTACAAAACTACTAAATCCACCATTATCACCACTTAATCCATCATAATTAACATTAATATCAATACTTTGAGAAGCATTTAGATTAAATAATCCCTCTTGATTAAGTGAAAAATTGTTTGAATATGGAGATGTAGTTGAGCCTAAACCAAATCTTGAAATATTATTAAAATTAGGTCCTCTTAATTTACTACCAGTTGGAGCAGCTAATAAAGCATCTAAATTAATATCAAACATATACGGAGTAGAAATTTCTTCTACAACCCATAATGATGATTTTTCAGTAATATTAACATCTAAAGAATTATATAACTTAAATAAAATTTCATACCCAGTATCAACTTTATTTAAAACAATATTGGTAGCAATAGATTGTTTATTGTTACCAAAGTTTAAAAGAAAAGGATCAAAATAAGAAGATGAATTGTAATAGTTAATTAAATCAACTGATCCACTTTCTATCTGACTGTCAGATAAAGTAACAGATCCTACTCTAAGTTCAGTTCTATCTGGTGAAATTTCTTTAATGAACAATTCAGCTGATGGGAATGATGATATTCTATTTTTGAATATGTTATATTGAACTTTAAATTCACCTGATGAATATCCTAAACTTTCTAAGTCTTGTACAGGGTCTATTTCAATAATAGGATATCTTGATGAAGATAAACTTAAATTAGAAGTAGTACCTACTTGATTACCACCAACAGTATTATTACTGATATTAAAAGAACCACTTATAGTTGGAGATAGAGAAGCATTTGTTGGTAATTTATATTCGTGATAATTGTATACAGTATCTAATAAATTACCCCCAGCATCATAAACAAAATATTCTATATAATCATCATAAGCTCCAAAAGTTTTTTGTAATTTTTGAGCAGTAATTAATCGTAAATCTTCCGTTGAATAACGTGATACCTGTGTTGTATTTAAAATACTACCTACTATCTGTATATTATCTGCCATTTATTAAACTTGAGGTATTAATGAGTTTGCTTTATCTATAGTAGTTTGAATATCTACTAATTGTTGTCTTAATGAAGTAATTTCATCCAATAGAGCTTGTACATCTGTAGTATTAACATTTACACCTAATGTACCTGCTATTTTATTTAATAATTGTTGTAATATATCTGTTGGAATAAGAGGATATAAAGAATTAAATAACGCTAAAAAATCATCTAAAGTAAATGTTGGTGTTGTAGCACCTTGTTGTCCTAAAGCATTAGCAGGTGCTAATTGATTAAATTGAGTATTTACAACTTTATCAAAAGCCGCTTTATCAAATACTGTTTTCTCTATATTGATTTGAGACATTATCTTATAACTTTAAAGTAATAATTGTTATCTGAAACAACTGTTTCACCATTAGCTAATATAGTTTTAAATAATAATTTATAATAACGTTCTGGTTCCAATCCATTCATATATACATCAAAATAACTACCCATAGTATCACAACTAATTTTGGTGTAGTTCGTATCGTAATCTACGACAATTTCCTCACTATCCAAGTCCTTTATTGACCAATATGAAGTAGAAGGTAATGCTTTATTATTTAAGTAAATTGAACTAGTTTGAAAAGTTCTAGCTGGGAATCTATCTCTAACATTAACTCTAAAGCGTTGAACTGAATCTTGTTGATACTCACCTTTATTGTTGCCTAATGAAGGTACAAATAAATCTGATGTAACAACAGATAATGAACCTGTATTATATACTGAATCATCCCATCTAATTTCTAGGCATGGAGGATATATCGTATGGGTGTTATCTGAAAAATATTTTAATTCAAATTTAGAAGCAGAGTCATTAAACTCTATAGCGTTTGAATTTCTAATTATTACTCCCTGGTTAGATATAGATCCATTATGCCAGGCATTTAATGTGTTGGTAATTTTAAGTTCAATATCTTTAGAAGTGCTAAATGAGAATGATTGGCTAGATTCAAATGAACCTGTATACCATAAACCACCCCCTACTGTACCTCCAACTCTATGTGAGCCTGTAGTGTTTGTAGGGTAAGTACCTTCAGTATACCAAATATTATTACCAACAACCCCATTTGTGTATTCCCAACTAACACCATCAGTTGTAGAAGGTACATTACTTAAACGACCTGTACCTTTATCCCAACTTCCTGATAAAGGGTTACAGTGTAAATCAAAATTTAATGGTAGTGAGGAAGCATTAGCTAAATACAATTTTACATAAGCGTCATATTGTTTAGCCCCAACATTGTTATTAAGAATATCATTTATTTGATCAGTTGGAAATTTAACAACACCTCGTGATACTTCACTAGTTGAATTAATTGTACTGAAAGTGCTAATCTCTATAATTTCATCTAGACCTGTATTTAATGTAGGGTAGAATGAATATAGAGTAGCACTCTTTTCAGGGAATATTTTATAGATTGCCATAGTTAGTAATTACTACATATAAATATGGTAACTACCAAACTATTTTACGCTAACAATGCGTAAAACTCATTAAAATGTTTAATACGATCAGGTAAACCAATTGTACCACCATTAACGCGTTTAGTAATAGATGTAACTACTGCATCAGTAGCACCACCATCTGCCATTTTATGTAATCCATTTTTATTAAAGAACCATGCAGCTGATGCTAATGGGTATTGAGTTGCAACTAATGTTGGGTCAGTATTAATATCGGCACCGATTGATTTAAAAAATGCTTGATAGTTAGTTTTACCAGTTAATTGGATAAAACCACGTCCACAATATTTTGCACCATCACCACTTGCTTCAGGACCATTACCCATTCTATTTGCATAAACTAAGTTAGCAATTTTTTCAGGTTTGCGTTCGTATAAAGCAGCTTTAGCGGCATCTGGGAAGTATTTTTTAAATATACCTTGTAAACCTTTAGCACTATAGTTTAGGTTTTCTTTTGTTAATTTAAAGCCACCTGATTCGTGACCACATTGTGCTAAGAAGTGAGCTAAACGTAATGGAGTGTTAATTTCAAATTTCTCCATAACTCCAGGAATTTGAGCTATAACTGAATCAGGAACATGTCCTTTTAATTTGTCTAAATTCATAAATTTTATTTTTAATATGTAACAACTCTACCTTGAATATCTGTGTCAGGATATCTAACTTCAAATATTGAAGGATCAGATGATGGGTAAATATTTCCGTTTCTTGTTGCTCCAGGAATATCATATCCATAAACTGAATATGTAGCTCCTGTAGGATCTTGTTTATTAACTATTTCAAGTTTAACTACTGATTGTACTCCTTTTACTTGTAAAAGAGCAATCATAATTTCTGAAAGGATAATTGGGCGATTGATTTGCCAGTTATCTATACTAAAATAATTTTTTAGAGTAGTAGCACAATCTCTTAATACAGTTTGATTATTAAATCCACTAATAATAGTAATATCAAAATTAACTCCAATATTAATATAAAATGCATCTCTAATGTTTATAGCATCAGTTACCATTCTATATTCGTTTAAATAAGTAGCTAAATTTTGTTTTAATGTATTAGAAGCTGCAGTTAAATTTTTATTAGAATCATAAGCTAAAACATACATATCTAAAGCTAAAGCACTATTATTAGAAGTAGAAGCTACTGTAGGTTGATCATTTTCATTTAAATCTTGAGTAACATATACTTTAGCTATACTACCATAATCTGAAGGTAAGGATAGTGCTCTTACAATATAGTCATTTTTAGTTACGGCACGTAATTGAGATGAATGAGCATATAAAGCATTATTTCTAATTTCTTCAATTTCATCACCACCTCTACCACCTGCTGATGGATTTACATTTGTTGATACAACACTATTTACTATACTAGCGTAAGTAACTGTAGAATAGCCCGATTTAAAATATACTCCAGATGTATCAATACTTGTTAAATCATTAGATGGAACGTTTGAATTAATACCTCCACCTGTTAGATAACGTACTGTTAATGTTGTATTTGATGGAGCTAAACCGTATTCTTGAGTGTAAAATATAGAAGCTTGGTTATAGTTGCTTAATAAATTCGAAACACCAGGTACTAATCCTAGTTGTACATTATCAGGTGTAGGAATTATGGCTCCATCAACACTATTAGCAACACCTGCTCCAAACTCTAATTGTAAAGTACCATCAGATAAAACTCTTGATGCAAATCTACGTGGAGCACGTCTTAATTGCATTAAATAAGGTACATGATCTGTATTGTGGTTTGGATTAGCTACTTTATCGTATATTGTAGATTGAGCTAAATAAGGTACTTCGTACCATTTATTTCCATTACTATCAGTTACATCTAAAATTTGTAAAATGTTATTATCATTAATATTAACAGTAGAAAATTTAGTTGGGTTTCCAAAACTAAATGTTGTTGTATTGATTGTAGCTGAAATTGCAGGTACTGAATTTTTAACTAGGAAATAATTTGAATTATAAAAAGTTATAGTAGCACTTCCTGTATCACTAAAATCTAATTGTTGTGTTGTAATAAATTTAGTTCCTGTAGATGTAGATGAAATAGATGTATTTGCAGGAATTATTAAAGCAAAATTAGTATCAGGTATAGCAACATTATTAGCACCCAATATACTAGGCATTAACTGGTATATGTCAACATTAGTTGATGATGCATAAGATGCTTTAGGACGATAACCTAATGTATAAGATAAAGCGTATAAATTTTCTTTTTCTTTAGCATATAATAAATAGTTTTCTTGAATTTGATTATCAAGATAAAATGACATTACATCACCTACATAAGATGCCATTTCAATAAACATAGCTCCTGGGTTAGCATCTGAAAAATCATTGTATGCTGTTGGGAAGTATGTTTTAGCATAGTTATTAAGGTTAGCCTTAAAATCACTAAAACTTTTGTTTAAATATGATATATTTTTTTCTTGAGCCATTATTATATGAATTGTACAGTTACTTGATCAGGAGTATTAGATATAACTAAACGATAATTTATCGTTAAATTTAAGGTATTGTGGTCAGGATCTGGGTCTATTGTAATATCACCTAAATATATTTCAGGAATAAAAATACCAATTGCTTCGGTTATTTTAATTCTTAATAACTCTATATTAGTATTTGTTATATTTTCAAATAGAGATTTTCTTAAATCAGTACCAAATTCAGGATTCATTATTCGTTCACCCTTATCAGTTAATAAAAGATTAATTAAATTAGATTTAATTTGGTCTTTAGTACTGTATGTTTTATTAAACACACCAGGGGCGTTAAAAGGTAAAGATACCCCAATAACAATATTCTTTTGTAAATCTAAAGGATTTACTCTTATCGTTTGAGGTATTGGCATATTATCCTAAATTTGATAGACCCGATCTTTCTTGCGGTGTCATGTTTTGAGCAGAGTCAACTAAAAATGCTAAATATGGATTAACAGGTTCGCCTGTAGCATCATCAACTTGATCACGAATAACCTCTAAAGGTACTTTTGATTGATATTGTTGTTGAGGAACCATGCCGAACATTGAACCCATTTTTTCTGCTAATTGATTACGTACAGCTGGGTTAGCTGGTTGGATATCAGCACTAGTAAAACTCATTGTTCTACTTTCACGTAATGCTTTTTTGTCTTGTTTAGCCATATGCTCTTCAAGAATGTATGGTAACTCTTCATGAATAGCATCAATTACTGCTTCTTTAATTAATTTTTTAAATGATTTGATGTTCATAATTATAAATATTTTATCCTTGTAAATTTTGTTGATCAATAATAAATTTCAATTGGTTTACTAATTGTTGTGGGTCTAATGTAAATGAAAAATCACTTTTAACTTGTTCTACACCTCTAGTATTAATAGCTACGGCATAGTGGCGTTTAAATCCTCTAACTACAAAATTAGAATTATCCTCTTCTTTAATAGAAAACGTAAATCCTCTATATGTTCCAAAATTATTTGTAGGTGGTGTAATTTGGCTAGCTAAATTAAATAAAGCATTATTACTTAAATCAGATAAATTAGCTGTAGGGTTTTGTGATGCTAATAAATCTCTAATACACACATCACTACGTAATCTATTATAATAATCTTCATCAGTTTCATCAGGTAATCTAGCTGTGTTACATAATGAATTAGAACTAGAATTTAATATATTACTTAAGTAATTAGCTAGATCAACGTCATTCAACAAGGCTAATGTTTTTGCTTCAAGTTTTGAATTAATATCGTGTAATTGATTTTTTAAATCTTCTAAAACAAATACAGCAGCCTCAAGAATTGGAATTAATATACAAACAGCAGATGAAATTGCATCTAAAACAAGTCTTGCCTTTATATACAATCCTGCTAAAGGTTTAGCGGCAACACCAAAAGGAGAAGGAATATTAAGAATATCTAATACTCTTGTTAATACGTTAAACACAGTTAATATAATGTTTATAGTATTTAAAACCTTAATAGCGGCTTGAATTCTTACTTCTTGTTGATTAATTTTACTAATAGCACCATTACGAGCAATTCTAGCTTGGTTTAATTGATCTATAGTAACAGCACTATCAATAATATCATTTGTTTTATTTACTAAATCTTGTAAACTGGAGTTATCAGTAATAACTTGTATTAATTGTTGTGTTAATAGAGCTGATGTTGTTACTGCTATTCCTTTAGCTATATTTAAACTTAATTGTTTTAGTTTTTGAGCATCCATTTGGGCTTTTAAAGCCTTAATTCTTGTTTTAGATGTAGCTATATCAACTTTTGCCTTAGTAAAATCTGCTTTTATTTTATTATAAGGATCAAGAAGTATTTTTTGTAGTCTATCGTTTAATGTTGCTAAATTATTATCTACTATTGTTTTAGCAGCATCATAACTAGCATTTTCCTTATCTATAGCTGCTTGATATTCGTCTGGGGTTAGTAAGGGTGGGGTTACTATTTGTGTTCCAAAAGAATCATACGTTGTGGTAGGTAAACTTTTATTAGTTAAATCTAGGACTGTTTTAACATGCTTTGTTTCTAATTTAATTTTAGCATTAATAGTCTTTTCAATTTCATCTTTTAATTTTTGAATAGGACCTAATACAACACCAATTACCTTTTGTTTTGCTTGGTTAACTAGTTGTTCACCAAATGTTGATGGATTTTGAATCTGAGATAAGGTACTATTTATATTAGAGGGGATAAAAGAAGATACATTTGACTTAGTATCAACAGCACCACCTCCTGGAGATGATCCTTGAGTGCTAGTTGGAGTTGATGCAACAACAGAAGTTCCATTTAAATTTTCAGATTGTATATCACCAGGTAATTGTTGCATTATATAGTATAAATTGATTTAGATAATAATTTTTCAATCCTATCACGAAGATTATCTGTATCAGAATTAATTCTATTATGTAATTCTTCAGCAGCTCCCTGAATATCACTAATAGGACTACCTTGAGTTGATGCACCAGCTGGTGTTAATTTTACAGCAAATACATCTATTGCTTGTAATAAATCTTGAAGATATTTAGCTGTTTGTCTACCTAACATTAATGGTTCTGTAGGTACCTCATCTGTATATTTAGTACCTAAAAGTATTTTTGGTTTGATTGTTGCTATAGTTACAGTAGATGGATTTTCTTCTTTAACATTTAAATGTACATATTCTTTAGCATTTAAATTAATAATATTATTTGTACTTAATTCTATATTAGTATTAGCAAATAACATTACTTCATCCTTTTTAGAATTAATTAATATCCTATCTGCATTCATTATTACTTGAGCACTTTGATAATAATTAACTATAGGTAAAGTAAAAGGATTAATTGGATCTTTTACATTAATGTGTAGAGGAATATTTTGAGTAGAAGTTAAATAAATAGAAGAACCTTCTTCATCTATTTTTTCAACATAAAAATCATTATCTTTATTATAGTTATGACCATTAGAAATAATCATAATAGGATCACCATCATTTCCTAAAGAACTCCATTCATTATCATCTGAAGCAAATTTTACTGTACTACCAAAACGAATTGAGTTTCCTTTTCTACCTTGAACTATACAATCACCTTCGTAATTTAATAAGTTTCTTACATTAGGATTTTCAATAAATGTTTTACCTAAAGAAGAATTATTAGAAGTAGTTTGAGCATTAACTTGAGAATCACCCCATAAATTAATAGCTGTAAGATAATACTTTTGAGTTGAATTAGCTGTAATTTGAGCTGCTGGGGATGGTAAATCCAATATATAGATAAGTTCACCTAATAACGGATAATAAGAAATGTTTGGAAATAGTGGTTTAGCTATCTCACAAGTATCTAAAAAATCATCCGAATTAGATCCAGCAATATTTTTAGCATTATTGTAGTCTAAGAAAAAAACAGTTCCCATTCCTCCATATTCACCTGCTCTCTCAAATTGTTTAGCAGTTGGAGAATTACCTGTTGTTACAACACCATATACTCTACCTGTTTTTAAAGTAGGGGATTGTTGGTTTAGATTAACAGGTCTACTTATACCCGCCGTTAAAGAACCTACTCCTGTTTTAATTGATAAAGACATTACTTAGTAGTTTCGTATTGTAATTGTTGTGGTTGTGGTGCTTGTTCAAGTAACTTTTTACCTTCGTCTTGTATTGCTTTTTGTTCTTCTAATAAAGCATTAATTTCATCCATATCAAGTAAATCTTGATTAGGACCATTATTAGAAGTAGCAGCACGTTGAGCAATAGCTGCCATTTTAATTAATTGTTCGTTATTTTTTACGTTAACATCAATTAAATCTTTAACAGTAGGCATCAACATTACTGCAGAACCCGCGTTAGATGTTGCCATTGGTTTCATTGTTTCAATAAATTCACCAATTTGTTTATCAATATCTTTATTATTCTTATGTATCTGTTTAAACAAATCCGATAAAGACGTGTTACCAAATACATTCACGTCGTCAAAATTAGCCATAAAATGCGTTTACCAATAAATATGAATAATTAAATCTTTATATACCCATGCTCGTAATACTCATTATATAATCGAGTACGCAATGTATCTAACTTTTTGATAATTTTAGTAATCTGAGGGGTGGATACATCTGTCATTTCGCGAATGTATATGTATAGCGCCTTTTTATTAAATATCTCTAGTGTTTCGCGCTTGCGAAATAATTCAACAATAGCGTCTGCTGTCTGGGCATCATGTTGTTTAGGGAATAATGAATGTAGATGCTTATCAATATATTTGATATACTGATTGATGAATAAATTTGGTGAATGCATTTCATCAATGGCATCCATTGATTCATATAATTGAGTTTTATCCTCATCAATTTCCTCTACATCAGCTTTTTCTTGTAACTTCTTATAATTGTTTTCATTATATACAATTAAATAACGTTTAGCAATAGTACCAAAGTAACTAAATGCCTTACCTTTATCAGCCTTATATAAATGGAGTTTCTCAAGTAAAAATGTAATTACCTCATGCTTTAATTCCTCAATTGTATCAGTATCGGTATAATAAAACTTAAACGTATGAATAATATTCTCCGCCAACTTATAAAAACCATATTTAATACGGTCATTATAAATTTGATTACGTTTAGCCATATCAACAGTAGCTAAGTACTCGATAATAGCGTCCTCAGTATCTTGAGTAAAATAAATTCTTGGTTCTTTTGGTTTGCGCTTACGAGGTTTACCGCGCTTAGTTAAAGCAATTACGTCGCCATCATCAGCGAAAATATCTAGATCGTAATCTTCTTCATATGGATATACCATGTTATTATCTTAGTTTTAATAACAGTATACGAAAGGAAAAGAACGTAACCAAATTAGTTTTTACCAGCGTTAAAATCGCTTATAGTATTTTGTATTTCTCTTAAATTTTGAAAGAAAATACCAACTTCATCATCCGCTTCAAACGCACCTAATCTATCTAATTCTTTTAACTTTTCATCCGAATTAGCAACTAGAATACTAATTGCATCCATAAATTGACGTTGATCAATAACCGCTTTTTCTAAAGCAGCATTACGTCTTACAAGTACAACAGCACCTATAATGGCTAATTCTATTATGTGGATTAAAATAACCCAAAAAGCTATTATCATAAATTATCCTCTAAATTGTTGTGCAAATTCATCCGGTTCAACAGAAACCATTTCACGAACTTTTTCAATTGCTTCTTTCAATGTCTCAATAGATTCAAGAATTTGATCTTGAGGAACATTTCTATTCACTTGAATTTGAATGCGATTAACAACCGCTTCTGTTTGTACCAATTTGTCTAATACATTATTTTTGTATCTCATAGTATATGTTTATATATAAATATATGTGCTTTTCCGTTCCCGCTACCCCTGCTACCCTTCACGTTTCTTCCCATCTACCTGTTCAAACCAACCGTAGGTGGAAGTTACAAAAGATTTTTTATATTTCCAAATAAGAAACCCGACTTTTTTAAGGTCGGGTCAATCAAAGGATTCTATCCTAAGAGGGGGAAATTATTTACTTCTAATTGCTTTTAATTCTTCTCGAATCATTGCTTTAAGTTGCTCTTTAATCTGATTAATTTTAGGTGACTGTTTTAGTACCGTATTAATTATTTTAACTACTTCTGGATCTTCAACAGTAAATTCAAATGTATCATTTAACTTATTATCTGTTATATCAAAACTATCAATGTTGATATTTAAGTGTTGTAAGTGATTAAGCAATGCTGCTTTATCTTCTAACTTTATTGTGTAATGTTTTGCCATATCTATAAATATTAACCTTTAATTTCCTGCTCAAGTTGCTTGTACCTTCACTTAGACTACTCTTATACGTATATACTAAAATTAAGCGTTTATTTCGTCTAAATCATATTTTTTCCCCATACTTTCAATTATAGTGCGAGCGCTATCAGTATCAATACAAAAACCTTCACGATTTGGTGAAACACGCACACCAAGCAATTGAAGATGCTCATGTATCTCACGCTCTAACATCTTACCATTAGGACACTTATATGAAAATACAGGATACCACGGTGCAATAACACCAGTAGCTGCATTAATCTGGCGAACACGATCATATACTGTAGTAGAAGTATAACCAATCTTACATACACCGGGAACAGATGGATTAACTAAAATATAGATATAATGTGGATGTTGAGGAATATGTGTAGGATCAATCCAGCTAGCACCATAATATGTAACTATATCCCATTCAGGTGCTTGTGGGTCAGGTTCAGTAGAAAATGCAATTGCCTCACGCATACTGTATTTAAAACTAGTATGTGGGTCAAGCTTGCGATATTGTTTTGCTTCATCTAATGTAATACGTCTCATAACTTGTTGTTTATACTGGGAAATATAGGTAAGAGTCGTGCCATCACCACATTACTACATAGAACCCGATATATGATCGTGTACAATTTGTTGTACGGTAGTCATATCCGCTACGGCTTTATCCCACTCCTCAAGTGTTAATCCGTGTTGTTTAGCTGTTTCTTCACGTAATTGACGAGCGTATAAGTCAAACGCTTCTTTCGTCAATAATATGTTGTCTGTATATTTTTTCATATCAATACATATATACTTTTGTCGATACAAAAATTTGTTTAAAAAGAGATTTTGGATCTTTATGAAGGTGGCGCAAAGGGGGTTAAATGGACTTGCGGATATGCGTATATACTGTCGGGGCGTAAAGATCGTGTTCGCGTTGAGAATACCCCGGGTACATCTTTTTTTTGTGCGCGCCGTCGATGGACCGCAATTGGCGTGGGAGCAATCCGCTACAATACCGCTATCGGGTCGCTATCGATCGATAACGTCCCGAAAGCCATAATGTTTTTTTACGCATGCATATTTTTGTCATGCTCGTACTCAGTGGCAATAATCACCACCGCTCGCGCTGCACAGTATAGGAACGCTACGAAACATGTTAATTGGAATACCATTGCTGTAATTTGTAATGTTGTCATGTGTTTAATTTTAATTTTATTATACCGTGAATGTATGATTTATGTTCTGCCTATTTAAATAGCATACCCATATTTTCTTGAATTATATCTAATTCCTTTAAAAATGCCTCACTTTTAAGATATTCTGGATATTCTTCAATTACTTCTTCACCATTAATTCCTGTAGATATACAGTGATTTACATAATCTATATCAACACCACTAAATACTCTATAGAATACATCATGGCATTCCATATCATTATGTAGCATTGCATCTAATAAGGCTAAGCCTCTTACTGTTTTAATATTCATATTGTTTAATTTTATTTATACCGTGAATATACGAGCGGGGCTTTGCCCCGCCCCATTTATTTATTCTACTATTGTAATGATATCTTCCATTATCATTTTACCTATTTTCTGTTTAACTGCATTAGGATATTTAGCTAAGTATTTCGGATCATATTCGCCTCCACTTGTACGTTTACACCATACATCTAACTTAGTAAATTTATTATCTACATAAGCGTCTTCAACATATAGCATTGCATCTGATATTAATAACTCTCGCTTAGTCATTTTATCATAATATTCATCGCTTTTTTTAAGTTGAGCGTTAATTACTTTTAATTCAGCTTTAGCTGTTTTTGTTAATTGGAATTTCATATGTTTTAATTTTTAATTGTGACGTGAATATACGTGTTATGTTTTGCCTTAACTAATATAATCAATGTTTAATTGATCCAGTATTTGCTGAGCCATATTTTTATCTACCCACCCACTGCCATCTAATTCAACTATGTCACCCACATAGTATAGGCCATCCATTTCCATTAAGTCGTTTAATTTAAGCATACTGTTATTTTTAATTATTTATTTTATTACTATACACACACCTAATAGGAATAATAATATTGAAAGTATTAATCCACCTAATATTAATGCTGCTATTTCAATTGCTAATATCATATTGTTTAATTTTTATTACGACGTGAATATAGGAACGGGGCAGTACCCATCCCCCATTTACCTGAACTGATCACTTAAGCTGTCTAATAGACTGCCTAGATCCTGGTTCTCGTTCTCACCCTCGTACTTGAGTTTGTACGCGTACTCGAGGTTCTCTAATAACGCTTTAATCACATCATCTACTGTATTCATATCATTTAATTTTATAACGTCAATGTACGACTGGTACTGCGCCATTCCATACAGCAAGTGAGCCGGGTAGAAACCCAGCTCGATCGCCATTAAAAATTAAAAGTATGAACCTAATTTAGAGCTACTTTACCGCTCAATATATCTACTGGGATCAACTTATCATAGATATAACTTAATTGATAGCAGTCCCATTCATTTTCATCATTATAAACGTACACGTAATTCACTCCATAGTCATTCCCCACGCTCATTAGCTCATTGGGATCAATATCCCTAGCCTCAACCATACCATACGGTTCATTTCGATCGCGGTGGTACGCAGTGCACTTAGCTGGTGTTTCAGCCAGTATACTTAGGTCCCCTAATTCCAATAGATCGAATATCGCAGTTGGAGTGCTGTAGTGATCTAATAGTGTTTGTCCAGCTCCCTCTGGGTAACCATCCCAGTGGCAGTAAATTGTTTTAACTATATCACCTAATTTAATTCCGATTAAAGATCTTGTAGCCATAATTTTAATTTTAATTTATTTAATAATGGAAAGGTAGGTAAATGGATTTAGCC